CCGCTGTAACGGCGACCGGTGCCAGCGTTGCAGGGGAGGGCCGAAGCCGTGCCAGCAGACCAAGGCTGTGCCCACGGTGCGACACCCGCTTCCAGTTGAGCAATAATCTTGTTCGTCACTTCGGTGTAGATGTCGGCGCGGATTGCGGTGGATGCCTTGGCCATGATCTCGTTCCCTTGCCTGACTTTGTATGGTGTCACCATACATGTATGGTCGGACGATACAAGCGGTAAAATGACATCGCGTTGATTTTTGTATCGCGACGGGATACAAGGCGGAATGAGCACCACGAGTCCACTACCGCCGGGATGGCTGATCAAAGAGGCGCTGGCCGATGTCGGCTTGGGGATCAGCGAGACCGCCAGCCGGTTAAAGATAAACCGGCCCAACCTGTCGCATGTCCTCAACCATAAGTCGGCTTTGACGCGCGACCTTGCCTACCGGATCGACGCGCTTATCAATTCGATCAAGCCGCATCCGGAAGGGTTCTTCCACATGGCGAAGGTGTGGATGGAATTGCAGGCTGAATACGACTGGTGGCGCGAGGAAGACCAGCGCGAGGCCGTCCGCCACAAAGCGTTAGGGCTGAAATATGAGAAATGGCATTGGAACGGCCAGCCAGAGGAACCAGATCAAGGTGAGTTACTTACATAACACACCAGTAAATCATGATCCGTTTGCTCCCAGACATTTCCCGCTCTTTCTCCCCTCTACCTATCTGATAGCTCTCCGGATCGTCTCGCCTACGGTCTCTGCAACCGTAGCTGCATCCTGATAAATCGTTGTATATCAATGGTTTAGGAGACGTGGCGGACGATCATTCTACAATCTGGTAGTCATTTCTGGAGCATCATCCCGGCGTTGGGAAGGGGATATCGCAGACCATTAAGGGGACGATTAGCAGGACGATAGGCAGAGCATCGAGCAAGGCTGCGGCAAGGGTGGAGCAAGGGCTAGGGATCATTATGCCCAACAGCCCCGCCAGATCGCCACACAGAGCATCGAGGGCGATCTGGCATGATCCGGCCACGGATTCTCAGCGCCTCTCTGCGACTCTCTACGACCCTCTAACGGGGCTGCGCGAAAATCGTCTCGGCTTGAGAGTGTCATGCCGATGGATGCCAGCAACACACCGGTCGGTCTCGGTGATCGGGCTCGTTTCCAGACCCACCCCCCGGTAGGGCCCTTTCCGATGGGGCCGGGTCTCAAATCTCTATCAGGCACCCGTCAGCTACATATAAAATATTACATTGGCCAATTTCTAAACCCGCCAGACATTGCCTGCGTAATTCGTAGAAAAAACAGCGCCGACTAAAACCCCTTATGGATAAGTCCTATAATGATCATAATTATACAACCTCTATATACTTTCTAAATATATAGAGATTTATAACGAATCTACGCAGACCCACGCTGTTCCGCCAAAAACTCTGCGTAGTTTCTTCGTAGAAACGGGGATTTCTGCGTAGTTTCTGAGGCGGGCGCAGCTATCACTTAGCCCGAATCGTAATCTTGCCCGATTCAGCGAGTTGTTTGAAGACAACATCCGGGTCAACATCGCCCAAAATCAGGTCTTTATTCGGCACTTTCCCGCATCCTGCGTCCAAAAGTCGGTAGCCGTTGCTTCCGGGGACAGCAAAATCCCAAGTCCCGACATCCTTGTTCTCAAACCTCTGCGTGCCGTCGAGATTATAGAAGGTCTGTTTCATCCTCTTGATGCGCAAGTCTTTGCAATCGAACGCATCAAGCTCAATGATCGACATCTTATTCTTACCCGGAACATCCATGTAAAGATAGCTCCACGCCCGAAGCTCACCGGTGGTGGATGTTCGGATCGTATCGGTATCCATAAGCAAAATGCTTTTCCTCGGGGCTTCAAGTTCGAGCGCGACTAAGAGAATGTTGCGGGCACCGGCCTCCGCGCTGATCATCGTCAGCGCGCATGTCGCCAAACCACTCATCAACCGTCGCATGCTAATCCTTTGTGTGGCCATCGTGCCGATCATTTACGGCACGCCGCAATCATCATCTGCTCGGCTACGCTATCGGGGACCACCGGTTCAGCCCGTTGCTCCCAAACAGGGTGCGTGACAGTCGAATAAACTGTTCCATCAGCCTTATAGGCAACAATCGCAATTGTGGTCATTGTCTCGTTAGCGCAATCGAATTTAACTTGCATTTTTGATTCGCGCCAAGAGACTTTTGCGTCGCGTGACAGGTTTCGCTTAAACCAAACCGGTCGCGGTGGTGATGCCACGCTGCCAATGTCGGCCAGCCTTAGAAAGGTTTTTCCAGAGTCCGATGACGCTACCTGAATCCATCGATCCAAATAGACTCCTTCTCGTTGCTTCGAAAATACCCATGCCCTGTCGGTCTCGCTTGGTGGGTAAATACCATTTTCCAGCATGACAGCATCGGAAAGCTTCCAGCCCGTGTCTTGAACACCAAGCGCCAGCGCCAGAATCATCACGATCATCGTCAAAACCCCCGTTAGACCCCAAGCTACAGTCGCCAGACCGCTCCGTCCATCGCCGTCATCCCCCCAAGCTAAATATGGGATGACCTCAGTAACCTTCCCCAAATACGGCACGATCACTGTTTCGCTTGATACCGTTGCCGAACTTTCGACCTTCAAAGCTATCAAGCTTTTCGACGGACTCCACGCCATCGTTCGTTGCCAGACCGTCGCCAATGACGGTCTTGGAGGCATCTTCACCTTTGATGCTTCGAGCACCGACGCCGACAACGGCACCAGCGTTATCGCGGTCACCGGCTTGGCGGTTGGGCGCTGGATCAAGACCGTTCGTTCTATCGCGGGTCCGCAGGGTCCAACCGGCGCCAGCGGGGTCGGCGTCGTCATCCCTGATGCGAATGCGCGTTTCCCGTCCGTTGCCACCGTCAAGGCAAACTCAATCCCGGCAGCGGTGCGCTACCTCGATACGGTCGGATACTTCGCTCCCGGCGACGGCGGACGCGCAAGCTACAAGCGAGTAGCGGCAAACCCAAACCTTGGCGCAGGTTGCTTCCGCTCTTTGGACCGCTTCATGCCAGACGGGGCTACCGATGCCACGAATGGCGGCTGGTGGTCGTATAGCATCGAGGGCGCGGCAAGGATCGAGCAGTTTGGCGGCGCAGCGGACTGCCCCTACGCCAACTTCGACTATACGACCTTCACTGCGTCCTATGCGATGCCAGCCACCGGAACCTATACTGATAACTTACAGCCGCTCTATGATGCGATCCGCACGCTCAATGTGGATGCGAATGTCTCTGCGAGAAACGAAGTCGGCTCAATGATCCCGATCCAGTTTTTCGGTAACATCGATACCGCAAAGTCTTACGGTTTCTCTGGATCAATCATCCCGCAATACGCGGTATGCCTTCAGGGAACCAATCAAGGCGGCGACTCAACGAAAACCGGCACGACCTTCCGATTCCCACCGAACACCGCTGGTCTGATACTGAACTTTGCGCTGGCACAGCCCGCTGGATATACTCAAAAGGGTGCGGGCAACAGCCGCATCGAAGGTATCTGGTTTCAGGGTGGTGGCGGCACTGATCGCACGAAGCACGGACTTCGGCAGCGTATCCCAGTATTTCTGCGTAACTGCGGATTCCATGGATTCGCTGGAAACAACATCGACAACATCGGCTTCACTGGCGTCGCAACATCGAACCCATCGTTCGGACTGACTTCTGGTTCGTCTTATGAAAATGTTTTTTGTGGAGCCGCAGGCAACTGGAATACCTACATTCTGGGAAGCGATGTCTCAGCTTCGATCAGCTACAACCTGCATCATAAGGGAAGCCGTCTTGGTGGACTCTTCGATGGCGGATACTTCGGCAATCTCCATCTTGGCTATGAGTGCAACGATTACGCGAACGGCAAGGTTGGAGCCTGCACTTACAATGGTCGCCACTATCAGTTGAATAGCACAAGCAACACGCTTGGCGGCGCTACGACTCCCGGCACAAATGATCTGATCTGGGAAGACCTTGAGGCTGGCGCAGTCAGCGCGTTCTATCCCGCTTGGGTATCTGGCGGCAGCTATGAGTTGTCGGTTCCAACCTTCGTCAGCAGCGGCGAAACCGAGATCAAGGGATATACCGAGAACTATTATCTCCGTTCGGTAGGTGGCCGATTGTCCGGAACGATGTTCGCTGGACGCTATGCCATCAATACCGGAACGGAACCGGGGGATGGCGAGGCGGACCTGACAAATCGCAACAGCCGGTATCGGGTAACAATTCCACCGAGTGACCCGTTCTTTGCGGCGCTTGGCTCACAGGTTGATATCTTCACTGGCGGCAACTTCAGTCAGCGCAATCTTCTTTTCGGCTGGACCACTTCCGCCGACCCATCCGGTTACAGCTTCGCCTATCAGGGCAAGGATGTCCGCTTTGGTGTTAGCGTTCCCGGCTCTGGCTACCCGATGTCGTATGTTTTGACGACTTCACAGACAACCGCGACCTTGGGACGCACGACACCGCAACCGGGCTTTATCGTTCCAGCCAACTTCGCGCTTGGCAATGCTAACGGAGCGGGCGAAGCACGCGTCCATGAAACATTTACCGGGGCGATCAGTGCGGTTCCAACAACTGGCAGAGCAACAGGCGAAGTTCTTTTCAACGGAACGCCAGCCGTAGGGGGCGCAATGATGTATACCATCGTAGCTGGTGCAAAGCAGCCAGTTGGTATCGTCGGAGCGACGAGAGCAACCGGCCTCACATCCTCGTCCACGCTGGCGCAGGTTATTCAGGCTCTGAAGGATGCTGGCCTGTCGGACTAAGCGACCTCGTAGTCTTCTATAGGAGCTAAATACTCTTATGGAAGACAACCAAGACGATAAGAAAGTAGTCCGTGGGCGCTTTGTAAAAGGCCAGTCGGGCAACCCGAAGGGCGGCAACCGCCCGCAATACATCAAAGATTATGTCGGCAATAAGCTCGAAATCGCAGAGCTTTATAAGATGAACGCCGGTCATGTGTTCTACGAACTTATGAAGGTCATCTCCGCAAAGGAGACCCCGGCAACCGCGCGCATCTCCGCGATTAAAGAGTTCAACGACCGCGCCTACGGTAAAGCCGCAACTTCAATCCGCGTCAGCACCGGCAACGATCTCCAAGACTCGATTGATACCAAGGCGCTGTCCGACGATGTCATTGCGCAGATCATGGCGGCAAAGAAGTCCGCTGATAGCAAGTGACCAAGAATGCGCTGCTATCTCAGCGCCAGATCGATAATGTTGCTCGCGAGTTCTACGAACGGTCTTTTGCCGACTTCATTGCAGCGGCGTGGGAACATGTCGATCCGCAGCCCTTCGTGCCCAACTGGCATATCAAGGTTTTGGCGGACCATCTACAAGATGTCTACGAGGTCGGTGGCCAACGGCTCCTAATCAACATCCCGCCCGGTGCTGGGAAGTCCAAGATCGTCGGCGTCCTATTCCCGGCGTGGATTTGGGCACGCGACCCTTCAAAACGCATCATCAGCGCCGCGCATAACGAAGAGTTGGCGGTGCGCGATGCGTCCGAACACCGAATGCTGATGAAGACCGAATGGTATCAGCGATACTGGCCGGTTGAGTTCGTCCAAGACAGCGACGGCAAGTCGAATTTCTCCACGATGGCCAAGGGGTTCCGCAAGGCGGCACCGCTGTCCTCGCTTACCGGTTCGCGCGGCAATTATGTCCTGATCGATGATCCGCACAGCGTCAAAAGCTCGGAATCCGCGGTGGTCCGCAAAGGCACCGTCGAGAACTTTTTCAAGGCGGTCATGAACCGCCTGAACGATCCCGAACGAGACAACATCATTGTCGTCATGCAGCGGCTTCACGAAGAGGATTTGTCAGGCGCGATCTTGGCCAAAGACCTTGGCTTCGATCATCTCTGCATTCCGATGTTTGCGGATGGCGAAACCCGGAAGCCTACCCGGATTGGATGGGTCGATCATCGGGAGGAAGGGGAGAACATGTTCCCGGCTCGCTACACCGAAAAGGAAGTAGCGCGGTTCCGGGAGGCCTTGGGGCCGTTGTCGTTTGCTGGCCAGTATCAGCAGCGGCCAGTCCCGGCCAATGACGGGTTTTTCGAAGCGGAATGGTTTCACCGCTTCACCCCGGAGCAGCTACCGAAAAATCTCAATTATTACATGACCAGCGATCACGCGCCGTCCGGGCGCGGCGACTACAATGTTTTCCGCGTTTTTGGCATCGACGCCGCCCGCAATATCTACCTTGTCGATAGCTTCCGCGACCGCTGCAAAATGGATCAGGCGATTGGCCTTATCCGCGATCCTGAGACCGGCAAGCCGATGGTGTCGGAGCGTGGCGCGCTGGCGCTGATCCGTAAATATAAGCCGCTCGGTTGGTATCCGGAAAATGACAACACTTGGACCGCGATCTCTTCGATGGTCCATTCCGCGATGCTCGAAACCGACACCTTTTGCCGGATAGTCCCAATGGCCGTGCGCGGCTCCGGCGACAAGCTGGCGAAGGCCAGTTCCTATCAGGCGATGGCGTCGATGGGTCGCGTCTACCTCCCGGTTGGCCCGGTCGGAGACGCCGCGCTCTTGGAGTATGCGACCTTTCCGGCTGGCAAGCATGACGATCAGGTGGACGCCGATGGCGCGATAGCCCGCGTCATTGCGGAGGCCCTTCCGGCCTTCACGCCGGTCGTCGCCGCGAAGCCAGACCGGGACGAATATTACATCCCAAGCATCTCGGACGCAAGCGATGCGTGCTGGGGCTAAATAATGGATGGAAGAACAGTCCCCCCACGAAGTAACTGAAAACCCTTATAAAGCGCCGTATTCGCACTCCCAAATCAAGCGGATGGTGCAGAGCTTCATCGACGGTAACGCTGAAAACGCGGAAAAATGCCGTCGCGACCGTCGCTACTTCGATGGCGACCAGATCAGCGCGGCTATGAAGGTTTAACTGGCCAAGCGTGGCCAGCCCGCGCACCCGAACAACAAAATTCAGCCCGCTATCTCCGGCCTTTTGGGGCTTTTGGACGCATCGGCTACCGATCCGGAGGCCTTCCCGCGCACTCCGCGCTCCCAAGATGCCGCAGATGTCGTGACGAAGTCGCTCCGTTTCTTGGCGGACAAGGCCGATTGGTCGAAGACGCGCAAACGGGCGTCCGAAAACTTCTACATCGAGGGCACCTGCGCGGTTCTCCAAGAGTTCGCCGGTGACCATGTTTCGACATCCCGGATTCGCTGGGAAGACTTCATTTTCGACCCGCTGACGCGCGAACACGACTTCGAAGACGCCAAGTGGTTAGGCGTGGCGAAGCTGGTGGACGCGGCGGATGTCGAAAAGATGTTCCCGGAGGCTTACGCGGCACTCGGATCGCCGAAAACCGGCGATATGGCGTCGTTCTTCGACAAAGATAACAAGGAAAAATGGTGGTCATCGCCTAAGCGCGACCGGCTCCGGGTGGTGGATATCTACATCGAGGTTGTTGGTGACTGGCACCGTGCCGTCATCATCGATTCCGGCATGCTCTATGCGGGGCCGTCCCCGTATCACAACGATAACGGCGAAACGATTTGCCCGATCACGGCGGTTAGCTTCGAGACCCGCCCCAACGGCGACCGCTATGGCCCGATCCGCAACATGGTGCCGCTGCAAGATGGCGTGAATGCTCGCGCCTCGCGTTTGCTGCATGCCGTCAACAGCCGCCAGACCCGCCAGACCGATCTCTACGCACCAGCCGGAAATGCCGCTATCGCGCGCCGGGAAGCGGCGAAGCCCGATGGCGTGATCCCGTATGGTTTCGAGGCCTTGCAATCGCCTGATCTGGCGCAGGGCCAGATGCTAATTCTCCAGCAGAACATGGCCGATCTCGACCGGATGGCTCCAACGCCAAGCGTTCTCGGACGATCCACTTCGGCCAACGAATCTGGCCGTGCGCGCCAAATCCTACAGGCGGCAGGCAACACCGAAATCAGCCGCCAGTCGTCGCGCTTCGAGGATTTCGAACTAACGGTTTACCGCAAGATGTGGCTGATCGCCCGCGAGCACCTTGATCAGCCGATGATTATCCAGATCGCAGACGACCCCCGCGCTATCGAGTTCCTGACGGTCAATGAGCCGATCATGGGGCAGGTTCAGCAGCCTGTTATCGACCCGATGACCGGCCAACCCGCTGTCGATCCAATGACCGGTCAGCCGATGATGAAAGCCGCGATGGGCGTGGTGGATACGAAGAACAAGCTGGCCGAACTCGACATGCATATAATCCTGTCCACGGTCCCGGACACGGTGTCGTTGCAGCACGAGACCACACAGATGCTCTTCGAATACGCCAGCGCGACCAAGACGCCGGTAAGCTCGCCGGAGTTCCTGTTGATGCTCGAACTTACCCAACTTCCCGACAAGCGCGAGACCATCGAGCGGATCAAACGCGCGGTGGCCGAACAGCAGCAACAGGGAAGCGAGCAACAGGCCGAAGCCGCTCAGATGCAGATGGAAGGCGCACAGGCCGATATCGACGCGAAGAAAGCCAAGACCGCCAAGGATGCCGCACACGCCGCCAAGGCCGGGGCGGAAGCCGAACGCACAGATCTCGAAACCCAATCCTTGGTCGCGATGCATTTCGCGACACAGCAAGCGCCCCAAGGGTTTGGTTACTGATACCGTTCGGCGCGGTCTCGATTCTGTGAGGTTGCTCGCATAACGCCGCGATGAAGCACCCCGGCGATACAATATGGAATAACTGCCATTCCGATGCCAACCGCAGCGGCTTCGGTTGCTTGTATCGCAGAGTTACCCGGCAACAGGCCGGATACGAGCAGAGCGGCTCCACCTAAGCCACCGATTACCGTAAGTAGCTCGAAAACGGTCGCGGCAATACGATCAACTGAGTATCGGTCCATCTAATTTTCCCAATTAGAAAGAAGCCGCCAACCTTCCGGCCAGCGGCTTCTTATCGCGATTATCAGGCGAAGGTAACCTTTGCAGACCGGCGACGGTATCGCATCGCGCTTCCCATCATTCCAAAACCGGCAATCATCATTGCCCATGTTGCGGCTTCCGGCACCGCTGATGCCCCCGGGCGTTCGAAATAGGTGAAATCAACTTGGCCCGATGTGAACGCGAGCGCGTAATTATTAACAGTCACGCCGAACGCACCAAGATCGATGGGCGAAACAGATGCGACCTGCGACAGGTTGATCAAGCCGGGTGAGCCATCAGTTGGCAGGATGAAGCCGGTGTTCGTGAAGGTGAATGGCAACGAAAAGTTTACCGTGTCTCCGACCGCTCCTGACGAAAAAGTATAATAGGATGACGAGTAGGTAAGGCTATTCAAAGACCCAGCATAGAGGCTGCTCAAAGTCGTCGTGACGACCGGTCGGATGCCGACATCGCCGTTCCCAGATGTGATTGTGAACGATCCAGTCAGCGTGTAGTTCAAGGCGACATTCACGCCAAGATATAGCTGATTACCCGCAGCGGCAGTTGCCCCCGGCAGAGTGTATGTTTGATTGCCGTTGAACGGCACTGCCGCCAAGCTGGGCGTGGCAACACACGCCAACGGAATTGCGAAAAGCCACTTCATCTCAGACCCCTATGTGAAGAGCGGCGGATATCGCGTGGACCGATCCGAATGTCACGCCGATATTATTAACGCGTGGGATACCACATTTGCGCGGGCATCAGCGAAATAGGAGACCCGAAAGAGGCTGCGCTGCCGCGATCCCGGGGCGTTTTGGATGTTTGGCCTCATCTGCGAAAAAGAAGCCGCCAGCGTTTCTGCCAGCGGCTTCTATCACCGTATCGCAAGAATCAGGCGAAGGTGACCGTTGCCGAACGGCGACGGTAGCGCATCGCGCCACCCATCATGCCAAAGCCAACGATCATCATCCCCCAAGTAGCGGTCTCCGGCACAGCAGATAAACCGATGCCCGAAAAGCCAGCTACTTGACCGATAATACGGAAACTATTGAAGGTCCCAGTGATGACATTGTAACCGCCGCCAAACTGTGGGTTCAAGAATTCCTGATAAACACTGCCCGTCGCTTGGTTGGACGCAATCGCCAGCGGAAAACCGCCAAGATTGTCAGTGTCGGCGTAATTAACGGTGGCGCCAAGTAGTCCGCCCCCGCTCGGGAAAGCAGTGTTAAACCGCAAGCCAAGCACGCCCGAAGTGCCGCCGGTGAATGAATATGACTGATAAGGTGGAAGGTTCGCGGTGAATGTAGAACCGTCCGTATAAAAGGTAATCCCATTCTGGGGGATCACGGAACCAGAGACTAAGATTGTAAAGTTCATTCGTATAATGACAGAATCCTGCTGGCCAACGACATTCCGATTGGCATCGGTCGTATACCGCAGACCCGTTCCGGTCGCCTCGTAGCCAATCCAAGTTTGAGCTTGCGCAGATGTTGCCGAAGTCGCCGCAGTAAGCAGCAGCGCACCAAACATAAGTTTCATTTTCACGGACATTTCCCCTCGTCGTTTCCGCGCTGATCAACCTTTGGTTAATGGCTGTCAACGGTGTGCGATCCTCCAAATCCCTTTTTAGCATAAATAAAAACAGAGACCCGAAAGGGGCTTCGGTGTCGCCAACCCAAGGGCGTTTCGGACGGTGCGCTTCGTGTGCGCACCCGGTTTTTCGAGCCGTGATCGATGATGAGTCGCCGTCATATTCCAAACGGGCGTTTCGCGAGGCCACGCGTAGATGGCGAAGGTAAGTAATGGACAAAGGTCTGGATGATTTTTTCGGTTCGAGTGAACCAACCCCGGAAGTCGAGATGGTAATTGAAGCCCCCGAAGCAGAGACAACCGAAACGATTGAAACCACCGAAGCAGAGATGGAAGTCGAAGCCGTAGTGGAAGCAGAGCCAAAGGTAGAGGAACCCAAGATGGTTCCACTTTCAGCGGTCCACGCAGAACGGGAAAAGGCACGAGAATACCGGGAAGCCGCCCAAGCCGCCAATGCACGGATTGCAGAGTTTGAAGCTCGGCAGGCCAACCGCACCATTCCTGATCCTTACGACGATCCTACGGGATTTGCCGAATACCAACAGAAGTTTGTGTCTCAGCAAGTCGCGCAACAGATCGCAATGCAGAACTTTTCGCAGTCAGCGGCGCGTGCTGTGGCCGGACACGGTCAAGCATACATCGATGAAGTTGCCGATTGGGCAGGGGTGGTCGCTGAGACCGATCCTACCTTTGAAGCTCGAATGTTTCAGCAGGCCGATCCAGCCGCGTGGGTAATCGCACAAAAGAAACGCTCCGATATGCTCAAAGAAATCGACACCGATCCGGACGCTTATGTCCGTCGCCGTGCCGCAGAACTTGGGCTTGCAACAGCAGCGGTGGAAACACTGCCAGTTGCGATTCAACCCACGGCCCCGAAAGACCTTGGTCCGAAATCAATCAACAACGCTAAATCGCGGGAATCGACCATTTCACCAACAACTAAGGAAGACGCTTTCGACGCCATTTTTAAAAAATAACACAAGGAAAACATGGCTTCATTTAAACTCGTATCTGCTAACGAAAAACAGGTTTGGTCCGCAGCATACACCACTGAATATGTCCGTCTAAGCGGCCTTCTCCCCTACATGGGCACTTCGGATAACGCGATCATCCGCGTCACCAAGGAACTGCAAGACAAGAAGGGTGCAGTAATTCACCTTCCTTACTTTGCTAAGCTCAGCGGCCCCGGCGTGACCGGTGGCACTCAGTTGATGGGTGCGGAAGAGAACCTGAAGAGTTACTCGACGGCAGTTCGCACGACCCTTCGTCGTAACGGCGTCAAGATTCAGGAATCCGAAACCTACAAGACGGAACTCGATGTTGCTAACGCCGCTCGCTCTTCGTTGCTGAACGACTCTTCGGAGAAACTTCGTAACGATCTTCTCATCGCTGGTCAGTCCATTGTTATCGCTGGCGGTAACGACACGGACGGCAACCCGATTGAAGACACCTACAAGGCTTTCGCCAACGCTTCGGCTGCGGAAAAGAACGCTTGGTTGGTGGCTAACACGGATCGCGTGCTTTGCGGCAATGTTCGTGCGAACACCTCCACTGGCGTTCTCTCGACTTCACTGACGAACATCACTGCGGCTCAGAAAATGTCGGCTGGCATGATCAGCATGGCCAAGACGATGGCTAAGAAGAGCAACCCCTTCAAGATCACGCCGTTCAAATCGGACGCGACCGCAGGTCGTGAATGGTATGTCCTCGCTGTCGATTCCGAAGGCTTCCGCGATTGCCGCACCGATCCGCTGATCTTTGCTGCAAACCAGCACGCACGCGAAAAGTCGGTCGATTCCAACCCGCTGTTCCAGTCGGGCGATCTGATCTGGGATGGCGTTATCATCCGCGAAATCCCCGAACTGACGGAAACCGGTCTGGTCGGCGCTTCCAACGCTCGCGTTGGTCATGCTCTCCTGATGGGTCAGAACGCTATCGCTCTGGCTTACTCGAAGACCGCTGAACCGCGCACGCAGGAATGGGACTACGGCATGGAATCGAATGTCGCCATCGTTGAGGTTCGTGGTCAGGCCAAGATGAGCGCCGCTGGCGTTCAGACCGGCATCGTCTCGATCTTCCACGCTTCGGCACTCGACGCGTAAGATTTACTCTAACCCAAGAGACGGCTTCCT